GATTTGAAAAAGTGAAAGGTTTCTCACGAGTTGTTTGTTGATAAATAACTAAAAATTATAACAATGGCTTGGCATATTAAGAAAACCAGTTCTCTTGGTGGTCATACAGTTTACTTTAAAGGCAATAACTCTTGGACTCATGAGTTCGATGACCGATCAACATATACATCTCAAGCAAAAGCAAAAGCAGAAGATTATATTTGGGGTAAAAAAACTAGTAATGGTTGGGATGTAGTCGCTGTTAATGAGGGTTAAAAATGAAAACTTTTAAACAATTTCAAGAGGACGTAAACGAACTCATAAAAGGTGCTGCTAAAGCAGGTTTAAACCAATTCTTAAATAGTAAATCTGTTAAGGGTGGATTAAAGGATTTAAGTAGGGGTAATTTATCAATAGATAAAGTAAAAGAAGTAGGAAAGAAAAGAGGGGAAAATATTAAAGGTGCGGGTAAGAGAGCAATCGGTGCTGCCTTATCAACAATAGGTCAAGGTTTATCCAAATAAAAACCAGTTAACAAAGTGTCCACTAACCGTCCTTCGGGGCGGTTTTGTTGTTATAATAGGTATATCAAACGAACATTACTATGACAATCAAGCACGAAATCAAATCACAACTCGCAAAATTACTTGCAACAGAAGATATCATAGTTGAGCACAAGAGAGTTGAGACAGCACAGTTTGATGTTCACAGTCGTGTTCTTACACTTCCTATGTGGGAGAAGGCAAGTGATACAGTTGTTGATATGCTTATCGGACACGAAGTTGGACACGCACTATACACACCTAATACAGAGTGGTGGAAAGAGTACAAGATACCACAACAGTTTGTGAATGTTGTTGAAGATGCAAGAATTGAAAAGTTAATCAAGAGAAGATATGAAGGACTAAACAAAACATTCTATAATGCATACTTTGAATTGTCTGATAAAGATTTCTTTGAGATTGAGAACAAAGATATATCTGAAATGAACCTTGCAGATAGAGTTAATCTACACTTCAAGATTGGTAATTTTGTAGATGTTGATTTTTCTATCGAAGAAAATTTACTTGTAAGTAAAATTGAATTAGCAGAAACTTTTGAAGAAGTATTGAAACTATCTGAAGAGTTATACAGAATGTGTAAAGAAGAGTTAGAAAGTCAGAAGAAAGAAAGAGAAAAAGTAGAAAATGATATGGGTATGGATATGGGTGATGAAGGTTTTGATGGTATACCTACAGGAGAAAAAGGTGAACTCGATGAAGAGGAAGAAGTTGATTTAGATTATCAACAACCTCAATCTCAAGAACCAACACTTGAAGAGATAGAGGATTTGATTGACAATAGTGGTGGTGTGACAGGTTCTGATTTACAAAAAGAAGAACCAGAAGTTGAAACTGCAGATGCACTTGAAGAAGCTATCAAGGGATTAGTAAACAATGCAGGTCGTGAAAATCATTACATCGAATTACCAAAGATTGATGTTAATAAAGTAATCATCAATAATGAAGAGATACATAATAATATATTCAAGAATCATTGGACTTCTACACAAATTCGTCTTCAAAAACAGTTTGAGCAGAATCCACATTACTTTACTACTTTATTAAATCCTGAGAGATTGCCAAAGGAGTATAATCCATATGATGAATTGGATAAAGATTTCTACGCATTTAAAAAATCTGCACAGAAGGAGGTGAATTACCTTGTCAAAGAATTCGAGTGTAAAAAATCTGCTGGGGCTTATGCTCGCTCTACAACTAGTCGCACTGGTGTCCTTGATACAACTAAACTTGTCAATTACAAATTCAGTGAAGACCTTTTTAAGAAAGTTACTGTTATACCTGATGGGAAAAACCACGGACTAGTATTCATTCTTGATTGGTCAGGTTCAATGAATACAGTACTACTTGACACACTAAAACAACTTTACAATCTTATTTGGTTCTGTCGTAAAGTGCAAATACCTTACGATGTATATGCATTTACAAATGATTATCCAAGACAAAGTAGAGAAGAAAGTTTGTATGAAGCTAAAGATATGGTGGCAGAAATTCCTTGGAATTTTTCATTATTTAATTTATTTACAAGTAAAACAAGAGCAAAAGACCTTGATACTCAAATGATTAATATTTGGAGGTCTGCGTGTGTATTTAATTGGACTGTGCAAACACCTTGGTTAGATGTTCCTCTTGGTTTTAGATTATCAGGTACACCATTAAATGAAGTAATGATATGTTTACATCAATTAATTCCTGATTTTAAATCAAGAACTGGTGTTGAAAAATTACAGTGTGTTGTTCTAACTGATGGTGAAAGTCAACCACTTCGTTATCATCGTGAAGTTGAAAGAAGTTGGGAAGATGAGCCATACTTAGGTACAAACTATTTTGGTGAGGCATGTGTATTGCGTGACCGTAAGTTAGGTAAGACATACGTTTCTAAGGATGCAGCTAGATATGAAGTCACTGATATGTTACTTGAAAATCTCAAAGATACTTTTACTGAAACTAATTTCATTGGAATTCGTGTTATCTCCTCTCGTGAGGGTGGTTCATTCATCCGTAGATATTATGGATACGAAGGTGAAGCAATGGAAAGAATGATGGCACGTTGGAAGAAAGAAAAATGTTTTGCAATTAAGACATCAGGATATGACACATACTTCGGTATGTCCTCAACAGCACTAAACAATGATGGTGAGTTTGAAGTCAAAGAAGATGCAACAAAGGCAGAGATAAAGAGAGCATTTGGTAAAAGTCTAAAGGGTAAGAAGATGAATAAGAAAATATTAAGCGAATTTATAGAATTGGTTGCATAATAAATAAAAGTACCTTATAATATTACTATGGTTAGAATTACACCTAAAGATGCGAAAGGAATGATGGATGCGTATAGTAAAGTATACGCACCCAAAGAGGAACCCAAAGCAGATGCAGAATCTAAAGAAGAACCTGCAAAAGAACCAGAAGCTACAACTGAAAAAAATGACTAGATTTACTGATTTACTAAAAACTGGTGAGGTGCATTCTGCATATGAGAATGTAACTCAAACAACAACAGTTGATGTTGATAATTCACCTGCATCAGTTGAAGACCCTGTTAATCCCGAACCATTGAATTTTCATGCGATGAGCAAACTTGAACTTGAAACTTATGGTCGTGCGATAGGTGTTGAATTAGACCGTAGACACAACAAATTAAAGTTGATAAAACAGTTGGAAAATTATATCGATGGACACTAAATAACCAATTAAAAAAGTGGCACACTAGGGGGTTACAAGACCCCCTTTTTTAACTATAATAATAATATAAGAAACAAACCTTTTATTATTATGCCTTTTGAAACTAAAATGACTGCAGAGCAAGCAATCGAAAAACTAAAGAATCTATACGGTACAGAAATCACTACAGCTGATATTAAAGCATTCTGTGCGATGAACGATATTACATATCAAACAGTTACTAAAAAACTAACACCATTCAAAGTTTCCAAAGGAAAGTGGAATCTTGAAGTTACAGTTGCAGCAGTAGAAAGTATTGAGAAGTCTTTTAAATCACCTGCAGTATTACCTGTAACTGAGCAAAATCTAGTTCCTACAATTGATGAAACATTCTTAAAGTTTGGAAACTTTGCAGACATTAAGAAAGTAATACAATCAAAACAATTTTATCCCACATTCATTACTGGATTATCTGGTAATGGTAAAACATTCTCTGTAGAGCAAGCTTGTGCTCAATTAGGTAGAGAACTTATTCGTGTAAACATTACAATCGAAACTGATGAAGATGACCTTATTGGCGGTTTCCGTCTTGTTAATGGTGAAACCGTATGGCATAATGGCCCAGTCATTGAAGCACTCGAACGAGGAGCAATCTTGTTACTTGACGAAATCGACCTTGCCTCCAACAAAATCCTCTGTCTTCAGAGTGTACTTGAAGGAACTGGAGTTTTCCTTAAAAAAATTGGCAGATTCGTTAGACCCGCCAAAGGATTCAACATACTCGCCACCGCAAATACTAAAGGTAAAGGTTCAGACGACGGACGCTTTATTGGAACTAACGTGCTCAACGAAGCATTCCTCGAAAGATTCCCAGTAACTTTTGAGCAAGCATATCCAAGTGTAAACAATGAAATCAAACTTTTAGGTTTACACGCAAACACCATCGGTGTTAAAGATGCGGAGTTTGTCAAGAAACTTGTAGATTGGGCAGACATAATCCGTAAAACATTCTATGATGGAGGTATTGAAGATTTAATCAGCACTCGTAGATTAGTTCACATACTACGTGCATATTCAATCTTTAAAAACAAAGCGAAAGCAATACAAGTTTGCATCAATCGTTTTGATGATGAGACAAAGCAATCATTTATGGAGTTATACGACAAAGTAGATGCAGACTTTGAAATGCCAACCACACAAGAGGAAAATGTTATTTCTTAATTTAATCGACCACGGTAATTATGCAGGATTACCACCAACTGGAGTATTCATCTTTTGGATAGTCGCATCTCTCGCAGGACTAATGGGGTATGGTGTATACTATACCTTTGGTCCAGGTGGAAAAGACCTTAAGGATGAAATCAAAGAACACGCAAGAATGCATGAATTAGGTATTGCTCACGGTCACGAAGGTGGTGCTCCTAGACCTGTAATGACTCAAAAGGCACAAGAGCAAGACTATCCACAACATCATCACGAAAAGGGTAAAATCACACGCAAATGAATCTTTGGAAACATTACAAAGATGTCCTACATAAAACATTTCCACTCCATAATGGGGTGGATAGTGTTTGGGCAAATTGGGAATCAAAAGGTACTTGTCTTCTAGCAAAGACTTATACAACCCCACTCATTATTAAATCAAGAGAGGTTGAGATTTGGAGTGATAAAAGTTGTATTTACAACAATATCATCTACCCTAAAACAGGTAG